TAACAACTAGAAGACAATTAACAGAGGAAGAATTATCTCAGATAAACAGAGATTTAGCCAATGTCAATTTTGACTTAGCAATCATAGATGAAGCCCATTACCTTAAAAATAATGAAAGTATTCGTGGTAAAATTATGGTTGAGTTATGTGTTAAGTATGGTATTCCTAAGGTTTGGTTACTTACGGGTACTCCTGTAGCTAATAGACCTATGGACTTTTTTAACCTTTTAAAGATAATTA